ATTCTGTTGAGTTGTATGAAGATGGTTTAAAATCCTCGTCAATGTTAGTAACATCCCCTCCAATTCCTACTTTCTTTCCCGCGTTACCTCTATACTTTGGTGATACCCATGTGAAACCTCCTTCAATGCCTCCACCATTACTGTAAGTTGGACCGTTTGCACCTAATCTAACCTCTTGACTTGGCCCTTCGTATAATTGAGCAAGTTCGGAAGGTCCATATACAGGTGATTGTTGTTCTACACCAAACTCGTTGACAGGGATTTGTCCTTCAGGTGAGAATACTTTCGATGGGTCTGATGTGTTAGAACCAACGTAAAAATTACTGTTGTTTGTTGTTGAACCAGCAATAACCCCACCTACTCTATCAAACAAGGTTCTATCGAAACTCGGCTTATATTTGTTGTAATCAATGTTACCAAACAATCTCGACTTTTGTCCCCCTCCCATGTTGTTATACATGATTTGAGAACCCGTTTTGTTTGCACCTAATAATCTTGTGAAAAACTTACCAGTGTCACTTCTTTTAAATGCGTTCTGAAGTTGTTGTATGGTTGTTGGTTGTCCCTGATTTACAGATGTATCCCAATATGAACCAGGTATTGGGGAAACAGGTATATAACTTCCGGCTAATCTTAAGGCAAAATCAGTTGCGGCTACAATTGGATTTGCGGGTATTGTAATTTGATAATTAGGTTCAATTAATGGAACTCTACCAGTAACTAAATTTAATATATCAGTACCACTTCTTACATTGAATACGTTAGCCCTTCCTACAGTTTCCCTTCTAATTTGAGTTGCTATTCTATCTAAAAACAACTTTTTAAGGTTCGAAGCACCAAATCTTTGTATGAAAGAGTCGGAACTTAGTAGTCCGTTACTTCCTTGTGGGTCTGGATTCAATAAAATTGAAACGGGTCCGTATGATGAAGGTACGAACTGAAGTGGTTGGTATGGGTTTCCATTTGGTAATCTGTCTTGGTCAACTCGAACTGTTTCTAATGTACTTATTACCTCACTACTATCTAAAAAATTCTGGCCGGCATATGCATTGAGTGGTTGCCACGCGGGTGCGATTCCAGGAAATCCTTTTTGTGCGGCAATTAAACTTTCGTCAACTAAATTAGCATCTTGATACCCATACTCCCCTTCGTTGGACTTTGAGTTTAGTAAAGCAGATGGGTCAGGAACTTGTTTATATCCACCATCGGCACCATATTGATTTAACGGATAAAGTTTGTTAGCTAAAGATGGGTCATCTATTAAACCATCGGGCGAATCTGTTACTGCTAAATCTGACTGAATATACTCGAAATTGATTGGAGGCGTAGTTCTTCTCGGAGATTTAGGATAAGGTGCTAAATTTCTAGTTATGATTTTTTTTCTAAACGCTTCTGAACTCGCAAAATCGAGGGTTGTACTCATCAACTATTTTCTATATAAATAGGTTAAGTGAAATTTTTTGAAAGAATTAATCATCATCGTTTTTTTCCCAACTCAAGGTCCTTTTGTTGAACATACTTATATATCGTTTCTTTGAATTCTTCGGTATTCAAATAAGTTTCGAGTTGTTGTTTTGATACACCTGGAGGTGCGTCTACGACAAATCTTACTGTACCGGTATAATCAATCGTCTTCTTTTCCTCTGTTATATTTACACTGTTCTGAGGAATTGTCACCGATTGAAGTTGTCTTTGTTGTTCACTAAATAAAATTGATTGTGGAGAAACTTGATATGTTGTAGGTGTCTGTGGTTGTGTTGCCGAAATTCGTGATGCTGTTGCAGTAACAGGTGTGTTTGCTCTTACAAATTCCTGTAATTTTTCTGTAAGGGAACCGAAGTTCTTACCAACAAATGAAGCATCCTTTAATTGTTCTTTGTCTTTGGCTATTTTATCAAGAGCTCTTGCTGCAATCCCATATAAAGTACCTCCAGCACCTTTCATAGATTCTTTCAATTCTAACCCAAGTTGTTTGATTGCCTCAACAGGGTTAGCTCCTTTATTTATTATAGCATCTGCAGTTGTACCAAGTTTGGTTGTAATATCTTCAAGTCCTGTTCTAAACAAATCGGTTCTAGCCAAACCACCGCTAACGGCCCCTGAAGTGATTGTCGCCGCTTTACCTAACTCAGCTAAATTTTCTCTTACTATTCTAACTGAAGCAATTCCATTATAATATGCTTTAGATATTGATTCTAAGGAAGCCCTTGCAGCGTCGGATGATTTGAGTTGTGCTCTTGCAATATCCTCAACAGTTTTTGGTGCTTCTTTTTGTTGTTTAATTAAATCATCAAATTCTGTTTGTGTTAAATCTGTAAGTTTCTTTTCAATACCACTATCTAACTTAATCGTATACTCACCCTTTTCATTCATTGCCCCCAAGTTGGCCAAGTATTGTTTGTCCTCTTCACTACCGAATTTTATTTGTGGTGAAATTTGTGATAATCTTTTATCAAGTTCTGCAGCACCCAAAGATGTTTTGGCTAAATTATCGTAACTTATACCAGTTTCCTTCGACAATTCTTTCATCGTAAGAATACCTTGTGGGCTTATCTTAAATGATTTAGTTTTTTCATCGAAATAACTAAATTGTTTAGTCATGTTGATTAAAGATTCTTGTAAAGCTCCAGGGTCGTTAATTGATGCATTCATAAGTGCAAATGGGTCCGCCAAAGCACCTGCCGCCACACCCAATCTTTGTAAACCTGCAGCCATTTGTATCGCACCTTCAGGGTCTTGTACTTTGTTTGCAAACTCAAGAGCGTCCGCCATGTTAAACCTAACCATCGCAGCCTGAGCAGCCATTTTAGTTAGTCCTTGAATACCATTACTGAAATTAAACTTGTTTAGTTCTGACATATTATTCAGAACCGTACCCATAATTTGTTTGGTATTCAAACCAAGGTTTTGTACTTGAATCACAGCTTCGCTGGCTTCCGGCCCTATTCTTGCCGCTTGATATCCTGCATCTGCAAAACTTTTAACTAGAGTATCCGCATCTTCACCTAAAACTTTTGATGTCGCATATAGTTGTGAAAGTACGTCTTCTGTAACCGTCACATTTCTTTGAAGGGTTTCCGCAACCGCTCTCATTGTTTCGAAGGTTGCTGAGATATTACCTCCCAATCTTATGATTCTTGGTTCAGCATCTGCGACAGTTTGCATCAACTCAGATATCCTCTGTTTGGATTGCCCAAAAACATTATTGAGTTGTCTACCATACTCAGTCATGTTGGCAATCGCATTCCTTAGCTCTGTTCCACTGAAAGGGTTTGCCTTGCCGAGGGTTTCCTTGAGAAAATCTTCACTTGATTGTTGTCCTGCGTCTTGCATTCAAAATGATTTAAATATAAATAGAAGAAGGACTGTTTTTTCAGTCCTTCTTATTAGTTTCTAACCACTTGTCTAATAGATATTTTCTAACAAACAAGGGCATTTCGTTAAAATCTTGCCATGTTATCTTGAGTAGTGTATTCAAATAGAAAAACTCATCAAGTTGTCCTTTTCTATAGTCCGAAGAAAGGGCGAAAAAACTCACCCCCAAAACCAACGTTGACAGTTAGTTTTTCTCCTGATGGGGTAGTTACTTCTCTTCTCATGTCCAATCTAGGTTCATTTTCATCTAAGAATCTTCTGATGTGTTTAGAGTCCAAGATTGGCATGGCCTCAATAAACTTCGCAATTTCTCCTTTGTTTGTCTCTCCGTCTACTTCAATTATCTCCTTTTGTAATCTCCAAGTAACCGATGGAACAACTCTACCCTTCGGATATGTTTCTTCCATTTTTCTTAAATCAATAATATCCCCATATGTTAGAGGTTTAACTTTTACAAATTTTCCACTTCTTGGTAGTGTCGTTGTAAATGTTCCGTCATCATTTGGTTCATCCCCTTTTCGTATGTTCAATTCATCCAACATAACAGTTGTTGAAAAGGATTTCCCTGTCTTTGGGTCAATTGCATTAACATTAATTTCGGGGCCAAATGATGTGTTTCTTAAGAACACTAAAATGGCTTCAACGTCTCCTTCCATTAAGTCCTCGATTCTAATGTCCGGTTCAAATATCTTGTTTCTTAATAAATTTGTTGTAATATCAGTTCCTCCTGCCATTAGAATATTTTCGTCCGATGCAGTTAGGTATCCAACTTTTAATGTTTTTTTCTTGTTTTTGTAGAATACACCTTGTGATGGTAGAGGTACAACATCATGTGGAATTGTTAAATTTTGTTGTCCGTATTCTCTAGCTTGATTTTCCATATAAAAAAATAACCGTAAAGTTTATGTCTTTACGGTTAAATATAAAAAGTATTGATTTTTTATAAAGGGTATTAGTAAACTAATACACAACGGTCCATTCTAAGCGAAGCTGTAATATCCGCCAAAGCGTCTGCGGCATAACTCAAAGAACCAAAGTTAACATCTGTTAAGAATGTTCCATAGAGAATCCATTTTTCTACAACCACCCCTGTTGGGTCCAACATCTCGAGGTCGATGTCTTTTTTATAACCCGCAGCATATCCCATACGACCTGTTACGGATTCAGCGTGAAGACGAACCCACTCCATAAGTGCCTGAGCAGCAGATGGTCCGATTGGGTCTCTAAATTTAACAGAGATTGGGTCCCAGTTGAATCTTCCTGCAACGAAAGTCGACGTGTTGAGGAACTGTATTTCTGTTGCACCTATTTTGATTGATGGTCTTGCTGCAGTTTCAACAAACCACTCATTGATACCTAAACTAGAAGGGAATCTCAAAATAAATCGATTCTGACGCTTCGGTTCGTACGGTATCGGCATTTTCATTAGTAAATCCGCCATATATTAAAATTTTTTTGTTTCTTTGTTTATATTCCTATAAATATAGGATGTTGAAAAATATTTCTATTTACTTTGTTTTTGAAACATTTATTTATTTTCTTAATTCCTTTTTGCCTTTACCAGTAAAATAAGATTTAACTATATTATCTGGTTTATCTTTATAATGTTTATACATTTTTTCTAAATTCTTTAAGTCATCATCTGAAAAACCAATTGTTGGTTTTTTTGGTATGAATGCATTTCTTACGTCATTTTTTAAAAAGGCTTTCTTATTCAGTTGGTGTGATAGTTCTTTCACATAAGTTACAAATTCATCCATAGCCATAACCTTTAACTCCTCGGGACTTTGTGCCCCTGATTCACTTGCAAAGGATACTGGATAATATCTGTTCATATCTAAGTATGACTGAATAAGTTCTTCATCAGACATCATTTCTTCATCAGTAAAATTTCTATATTTTCTTAAATTCTTAATTAATTGTTCTTTATCTATACCCCCAAAACCGTCAACAATATAATTGTAAACCGCTTCTCTCAGAACCTTTGGATTGTGACCTCTAGCGGTGATTATGGAAAAAATGGAACCGTTTTCCACCGCTTCTTTAAAATCTTGGAAAGCCGGTCCTTGTTTTGCTTTCATTGCATCTCTAAGGAATTGAGTATCTCCAGGTCCTCTGAAATTTCTGAATGGGTCATTTGCAAAATTAACAATAGTTTCTCCTTTGTATTCGAATGGTTCTTTACCTACCTTCTCTCTGAAATGAGCAAAATCATCAGTTGACATACCTACTTCTTCTCCCTCATCGTTTTTTAACATAATCTTTGTGGGCATATGAACTATATTGTCGTCCCAATCAAAAGAATAATACTTCATATCGGGAGTACTTTCATCGACAAAACCTTCAGTTATATTTCTCATAATTTATTGGCTAAAAAAAGGGGGGAGAACCCCCCTTCTTATTATTAGATATTTTCGAACGATGCACCTGTAGGTGTGATAAAGAATTCAATATCAATAAATTCAAGTGCTTTCGTTGGTTTAAGGTAAATTTTACCTGTAAGTGTGTTTCTATCTAAATCCTCAGGAGAAGAGGAAACTGTTACTCTGAAATCGTATAGACCTCTGTCTCTTCTGATACCATCTAAAATTGGGTTAACAGAATCTAAGAACTGTTGTCTTACGATTTGGTCGTTCTGTTCAAACAACAATCTAACAGCAACCGCAGAAATCAACTTACGAGCTTGTAACAACAATCTTCTAACATTCAATCTGTTAAGTGCTGTGTCAGCAATCTGAAGAGTTTTGTTACCCCAAATTACAGTTCCAACATCTGAGAAAGTTGCGATTGGGTTGATTCTACCTTGATAAAGTGTGTCTCTATCTTCTTGAGTTAGTTTCTGCCTAGCTTTGATTGAATTAACAAGACCTCTTGTGTAACCCGCCGAAGCGAACCATGGGAAAGCAATGTTATCTGTCAAAGCCAAGTTTCTACAAACCTCACCTGTTGGTGGTAAGTAGATTTGTGTGTTATTAACAGTATCTCTTGTTAAAATCCAAGGATAGTAAGTTGCGGTGTAGTTAGAATCAATTCCTGTGTTATCCAAATTATCTACAGCTTCTTGAGAATAAATCACATCGAATTGATTAGATGAATCAGGAGTGTACATCTGATAGTCAGGAGTTGTAACAATATAAACCGAATCCGCTCTTTGATATTGAATCATATCGATAGCTTCTTCACAAAGATTGGAATTGTTTACATAATCGATACTACCGGTTGCAAAAACATTTATGTTTGTTGCCTCAGGATTTTGATAAGTCAAAATACCAAGTAAGTAAGCATAATAGTCAGTATTAGCAAAATCAGTAGTATTATTTTGTACTGTAATTCTCTTGAATAGACCCTCACCTGTTGCGGTAGGATATCTTGAAGAAGGTGAAGCACCCGCTAAATAACCAGACGCACCTAATTGGAATCTATCTTGGTTAGTTCTGAACTCTCTATATATATCCCAACCATCAAATCCACCTGCAAAACATACTGTATATTTTCTTGAGTAAATGAAATAATATGGATTTTCTTGAGTTTCAGGGTCTGCTCTGAATTCTGCAGAACCACATTCGAAAGCTGTTTGACCTGAAGTTAAAGATGAATTTGATATTGTTACAACAGTCGCACCTGAGTCCATATGGAATCCTTTACTTAAGTAATTCCACTTTTGTCCTTCAACCTCTGTTGCACTTAACACCCAACTTGAAGGGGTTTGTCTTCCTTTGTAACTTAAGAAAGATTCATCAATTCCAAATTGAGATGAAAAACCTAAATAACTTCTTCTAATTATATCTCCGCTTGATTCAACCGTATTCGAACCGCCTGCGGCAGCACCGAAAGGAGGGTTTGCAATAGTTTCACCAGGATAATAATACTTAGTTTTATATTTTATCATCGGAGAAGGATTAAGAACATTTGCATACTCTCTTTGAGTGTATCCGTAGAATCCACAAGGAAGAGCATCTATCGGTGCTCCGTCCGCCATCTCAACCATGATATATTTTGAAATTAATGCATATTCACCGTTTGAAGAACCTATCTTCTTTGCAACGAAATTGTTAGAAGCCGGGTCCATATTACAGTTAGTGAACTTTTCAATTACTACAGGATTAGCATCTGTATCAAAGAAATTTCTAACTAAAACATCAAATGTCATATTATTGAAAGACAAGTTTGCAATTGAAACTTTAACTTCAACGTTTGCAGAATCTCCGTCTGATATTGAAATAAATTTGAAAAGATTATAAACCTTATTACCTCTTAATTCAGAAACTAAGAACGGTGTTTCAGGTGCTTGATATCTTTGTACATTATATGCAATTGAACTCGAATCTTGAGAACGAGCTCCTGGTAAAGCGATTAATTCACAACTAACACCACGGATAAGACCTTGATTATATGCCTCATTCAGTGAAGTTGCGTAGATTTCCTCAACAAACAAAGGTACTTCATTTCTTGATTTACCAAAATTATCAACACCTAATACTTTGGTTATGAATTTAGATGAGGATGCCAAAAGATTTACTTCAAATGAGAAGGTATCTGAATCTTTGGTAACACCTGAAAGTAAGAAAGTACCATAAGGGTTATTTGTAACACCAGAATATTGTTCAGTACAAACGAGTGTAACCCCTGTTGTTGCACTTACTTCATAAACTGGTCCGTGATTTACACTTGTTGAACTGTTCGTAAATAAAGAGATACCTCTTGAACGAAGAGTTGCTACAACCATGTTGTTAAACTCAGGGTAAGCAGTACCTGAGAAAGTATATGAAGCACCTGAAATAGTCCCTGAAAAGGATTCAGAGGCCCCTGTTGAAAAGTTTGATACTACAAAGAAAAATGAATAACCTGAATAACTGTTATCATTATAATTTGTGAAGTTTGCGTAATACCAAGAATCGTTGTCTCCTGCTGATAAATCATTGTAAGCCAAGTTTGTGTTATCTACACTATATGGATTAGTAACCGCACTGTAAGTTAACTCTACCGCTAAAGCGTCTGCGTTTGGTATTGCACCGAAAATATTAACGGTAACTGCAGAAGAAGATGGTGTATCATATACACTTTGAATATAAGCATTAATCTGTGATTGAAGTGTTGATGTACTTCCGTCGGACAATCTATATTGTGTGTTCAATGCCGATTGAACAGGTAAAGGTAAATCTGTCGGGTCAATAAATGAAGTTGTATTACCTGAAGACGAACCACTGAAGTCCGCAGTAAAGCTAGCTCCTGCCGATGGATTTAAACCAATTGTAAGTGGGTCTACATTAGATGTAACCTTGATACTCCAAGAAGGACCTGCATCATATCCCGATAATCCCAAAATTCTAGTTACAAACAATTGATTGGATTGTTGTAAATAAGATTTTGCGATATACGCAGCTTCATATTTAGGGATTTGAGTGTTAACAAACTTTGTAGGTTCAGTACCTCCAAAATACGCCTGAAACTCATCGTAATTAGTGATGAAAATAGGTTCAAAAGCTGGACCTTTTAGGGTTTCTCCAACTAAACCTAGAGTAGTTACACCCACACTCTGTGCCACGAATGATAAATCCGTCTCGGATGTATATACACCGGGTGAAACGTAAACTTTTTGATTTGCTTGTGCTGTTGCCATTATTAATTAATTCTTTGCAGATTTATTTTATTCATAAATATTCTTATCTGAATGAAAAAACTTGACTTTTACATATGTATTTGTAAACGGTGAGAATTAATTCTGCCTTTTTTCTACCATGAAAACCAAGAAAGAAATCAAAAACATAAAAATTGACCCTGCAGTACATGATATACTGAAAAAATATTGTGATAAGAGAGGTATAAAAATATATAAATTTTTAGAAAATCTTATCTTGGAAAAATGTAAAGAAAAGAAGGATATCTACGGTGAGGATTAAATTAACTTATTAAGAAATAACAAACTTGCTTCTTTAATATTATCTTGTTTTGTAATTTCAATCCTTAATTCATCATTAGTTGTAATTTGAATTGTTTGAACATCACTACCATAAAAATCATTATTGATATAAACGTCCCAACCTGAAACGTTGGTCGGTGACAACAAAGTCATATTTGCAGTATATTCAATAAACTCAGAAAGAACTGTATTACCTGTTACAAATAACCAATTCATTTCAAACTCATTCGGATTCGGAGGAGTTTTGTCTCTTTTCTGTTTAAAGGTACTTGTATCCAATTCCATTATTTGAACCATTCTTTGAATTGCGGGTTTAATCTCAAATTCCTCTTCGTCGATGAGGTAACCCAACATAGTAAAATCATAAGATTGAACATAATATTTTCTGGCGTCCATATTCATCTGTGATTCATCTCCAACATTATTCAAAATAATCGGAACATACTGACCCTTTATGAAAGTATAAGCCTGTCTCGATGAAAAAGTTTGCATTACAATTTTATTTAATTGATTCAGCTCTCTCATTCTGTTACAAATAATTTTTACACTGTAATTAATATCTACAGGTACAGGTTGAGGTATTGTATATATATCCATTCCTTGTTCGTTACCATTCCATGTTGGTACCGAAGCGTAATAGAATTGTTTTCTATTTGGTATTGTATACTGTAAAGACGGATTGGTACCATACTTCACTTCAGGTACTCTTACAACAGTCATAAATGGAGGACTTGGGTTATAGTCCAAATCAACAAAAGACCAAGTTTCCAAATATTGAGACCAATTCTGAGTAGTTATAATTCTATCTAGAAGTGGCACTATTTGACCCGCGGTAACAACTTGTAACTCTTCCTTAGTAAAATCTAACATACCTCTATCTAAATCCGCATGAAGAACAGATTTTGGCAAATATGTACCATCTTCATTAATATATTGTAGTAGTTGTTCACGTCTAGCGGACAACTCCTTTTTAGGTACTAATGGTAATGTCTTTTTTATTTGTTTCGGAAACGGCATTATTTACTAAACTTTTCAATCATTTTATCCATTGGATAGAACGTATCTGCATATTTGTCATACCCGCTTCCGAAGAATCTGCCAGAATCAATCATTCTTTTCCAACCATTATATTTTGTAGTGTAATTCCATAAGTCGTCCAAATCAGTCATTTTACCTGTCTTTTTCAAATACCCACCAACCAAACCACCAGTTCTATCTGCACCGTGAGCACAGTGTATTAATGTATTACCTTCAGATAAAATAGGGATTATTTTTCTCAAAGACCCTACATACCCTTCACCTTCTTTATAACCTTCATGAGAACTTATTTTATGAAATTTACAACCCAAACTTTCACAAATTTTTTTCTCGTCGGAAATAGAAAGAGGTTCATGTGAACTTCTATGCTTCGCATCAACCCCATCACCATTCAAACGTATAATATTTTTGATTCCAAATTTTTTGATAACTGCAGGAAGAACTGACCCTTCGATTTGAGCCGACCTAAAATTATTTTTACCGTCAGGAATTGAATGAAAATTATACTTTGTTTTCAAATCCTGAGGTACTTCTACTTCTAAATCTTTATCTTCTAACCCCAATTGGGACTTTAACTTTTCCAAAGATTCGGGACCCAACAAATCTTTCAATTTATCCATCAAAAAATCTGCAAGCCCTTCAGTTATAACAACCGCTTTATCTCCTTGCTTGTTAAAAATAAGTTTCATTATATTCCTTTGAATTCGTTTTCACTCACATAAGTGGCAACCACAGTTCTATAGAACGGTTTGTACCCTCCGTAAGTATGTTTATTATCGGACCTAACATAACCGTCATCACTCACAACATAATATCTTACCCTATCCTCAGTTTCATAATATCCCAAATAATCACCCATGAATATTTCTACACCCATATCTTCTAAAGTTTTTTGGTAGATACTGAATCTCATATTACCAGGTTCCTGTTGTTCCACTCTTGAATTGCCCAAAAATTTATTTGTTGGTGCCATAACTTGAACGTATCCCTTGAGTTCAACCGGTGCAAGAAATTGCACACCATCTTCGAGCACTTCCCCATAAACATCATCGGTTTTTGTTTTATACCTATCAATTCGATATAAAATAACCGTGAAGTTCATATCACCTAAAAGCCATTCTTCCCCCATACTTATGTCCAACGCATAATCTTCTCCTCCGAAGAATTTCCCTAATCTTGTTATTGGTACTAAATTTTCTGGCATATTGATAAATACTTTACAGTTGATTATATTTAATCCAAAAATTATGGTAATATATCCACCAACTAAAATAAAACTTCAAAAAAGTAACACTCACGGGATTGGTGTTTTTTGTTCTAAACAAATATCGAGAGGTGAGATTATTGAACAATGTTCATTTTTGGTAATTCAAAATCACAGAAATAAACCACTTCACGTTTTCATTGACCATGCATATGTTTGGCCAAAATCTGTCAATTGGAGAGAATATGTGTTAGTTATGGGATATGGTTCATTTTATAATCATTCTTCTGAACCTAATGTCGATTGGGTAACAAAAGAAAACGAAAATATTTTCGAATATTTTGCAATAAAAGATATCAAAGAAGGAGAAGAACTTTTTATTAATTATGGAATGGAGATAAATTTTCCAATCAAAAAACCGAATGGATAAAATAAGTTTAGAATCCAAAGCACTAATATTGTTGGAGTCCTATGATGGACCTAACAATTATTTGCTTGAACTAAAAAGAAAGTCACAAGTAAATAAAAAGTTTTACCCAACTAGGAGTCAATCTGAATATATAATTAACAACCACGATAAAACCCCTAAGGTTGCCAAAAAGTGGATTATATTAGATTCATACTTTGCTCAAAAATTGGCAGATGACAAACTATACACGAACGTTCCCGAAAAAGTTTGGGTTGAAAAGTTATTAGCAGAAAAAGACAAGGCCTATCATATTTGGGGTAAAGTTTTTGAAACCGAACAACTCCACGACTTTTGGTTACCCAAAGCATCAATAATAAAAGACAATACAGTAAAAGATGTTGTAATTGATTATGAAAAATATTCAAAAAGACCTCCGTTAACTCATCAGAGAGAAGCTATCCAAAAATTAGTTGAAAATAAAAAATACATCTTGGCAGATGATATGGGTTTGGGAAAAACCACTTCAACAATAATTGCGGCTCTTGAATCTGGTGCAAAAAAAGTTTTAATCATTTGTCCGGCAACACTCAAAATAAATTGGAAGAGAGAGATTGAAAACTATTCTAACAAGTCAATTTATATTTGTGAAGGTAAAAATTTTGAAGGGAACCATGATTTTGTAATAATAAACTATGATATAATAAAGAATTTTCATGACACTAAAAAGAAAGATGATTCGCAAATTCTTAGGGCCAATTTTGATTTGGTGGTTATTGATGAAGCACACTATATCAAAAATGCTCAAGCTCAGAGAACCAAACTCATAAATGATATTGTAAAAAAAGTTGACAGGTTGTGGTTATTAACCGGTACACCAATGACATCAAGACCTATAGATTACTTCAACTTGTTGAGTTTGATTGATTCTCCTGTTGCTAAAAATTGGATGGCTTATGTGATTAGATATTGTTCGGGTTATCAATTTAGAGTTGGTCCAAGAAAAGTTTGGAATGTAATGGGGGCCTCAAATTTAGAAGAATTAAGAGATAGAACATCGAACCTTACCTTGAGAAGATTAAAAGAAGATGTTTTAGATTTACCTGATAAAATTATTACACCCGTATATCTGAGATTAAAATCTAAAGAATACGAAGAGGTTATGGGCGAGTATTATAATTGGTATGAAAAAAACCCTGAAGAATCTAAATCATTGACGGTACAATTTACCAAACTAACCAAGGTTAGGCAAATAATTGCAGACGAAAAAATAAGTCAAACAATTGAATTGGCCGAAAATATTTTAGAACAAGATAAAAAGGTTATTATTTTTTGTAATTTCACAAACTCACTCAATAAAATTACAGAGCACTTTGGAAAAACCGCAGTAAAACTTGATGGGTCTATGTCCAAACAAGAAAGACAATTTGCGGTAGACCAATTCCAAGAAAATGAAAAAGTTAAAGTTTTTGTTGGTAATATTAAAGCTGCTGGCGTGGGGATTACCTTAACATCTGCAGAAGCGGTTATCATGAACGACCTTTCATTTTTACCCTCAGACCACTCTCAAGCAGAAGACAGAGCATATAGATATGGTCAAAAAAATAATGTACTTGTATATTACCCAATTTTTGAAAATACAATCGAAGGAATAATTTACGACATATTAAATAACAAAAAACAAGTAATAGCAACCGTTATGGGTGACGTGTCAAATTCATCTGCCGATTACGTTGAAGAAATATTACAAAAAATAAATGAAATGCGACATTAACGAACTTCGGGTTATTTATAGAAATAACTCAGTTAAATGAAAAAAGTAGAAGAAAAAATTATACAACTCCAAAGCCAAATACTTGAAAGTAGAATTGAAACCGAAAAAGAGTTGTTACTAACAGAAATGAAAAAAATTGGAATAGAAAAACTTCCATATTCCTATTCAGCCTTGAAACCATTTATCGATTCAGAGACAATGGATTTCCATTATAACAAACATTATAAAGGTTATGTAGATAAGTTGAACGACGCTTTATCTAAAAAGAAATATGGTGACTTAGAATTAGAACAAATTATTAAAAACATAAGTCGTTACGATAAATCAATAAGAAACAATGCGGGTGGGGCCTTCAACCACGCACTTTTTTGGAATATGCTTTCACCCAAAACACAAAAGTTGACAGGTGAACTTTATAAAAAAATAACAAAGAAGTGGGGAACGTTTACCAACTTTAAAAAAGAATTTGAAACCGCAGCTAAAGACCGATTTGGTTCAGGATGGGTATGGTTAGTTTTAACCGCTAAGAACCAATTGAAAATTATGACTACTCCGAACCAAGACAATCCATTAATGAATATTATTGATGGTGGTGGTTTTCCACTACTCGGTCTAGATTTATGGGAACATGCTTATTATCTGAAATACAGAAACAAGAGAGATGAATATATTTTAAATTTTTGGAAAGTAGTTAATTGGGATTTTGTTACCAAAATGTATGAATTAAGAACCCAAACGAAATTATTAGAATCCACAGAGTTTAGGAATGTTATTTCAGAACAAAAGACCGCAAATTTTTGTGACGCCAAAGAGATTGTATATTACAAAGAACTTTTGAATCCATATAAAAATAAAAAATTTTATGAAGAAGAGGTTAGAAAAACATTGAAATCTGTATTTGGACAATTTTGGGTTGAGGAAACTAAAGATGAGATGTCCGGATTTTATGGAATAGAATCACCTGAAGGTAGGTCAATACTTAATAACCTAAACAGCAATATTAATACTTTCTGTCTACTTGTTAAAGCCGTAAACAAAGAAATTGATAAAATCGGAAAATCAGATAAAAAGTTCGATTTCACGAAAAAAGAAAAGTCGAACATGAAAGAATTATCAAGATTTTTGAATGCTTTAGATTATTTCAAAACAAACATTTACACGAAAAAGAATCCTGATTTTGTAAATATTGTAAACGTTCTTTTGATTTTGTGGGAAAGAGGGCAAAAAAGTGAAAGAAAAGTTGAAGAAAAACTACAAAATTATTTTGGCGAATCATCCAAAGTAACCAGATTTGGTAAACATGGGTCGAAAAAAGATGCTTTTGGCGGTGTAGATATTGTTATAAATTTAGATGGTGTTGATTACACCGGACAAATTAAACCTTTCAACACCACAAAAACTGATGGTGATGAAATTGCTGTATTAGGTAATGCAAACTACGCAGATTACAAAACTGATTGGTTATTGTTTCATAATACCAAAACAGACCAGATACTTATATTTGAAAATAAACCTATAGGTAGAAAGTACGTTTTTAAATTAAACTCGTTACTCCACGAAATAGAATAATAAGAATATTTATTTGATATGGCAGTAATACCGGAACCAGAAAGAAGTAGAATATATACAAGAATTAAACATCTATTAGGTGCACCGCTCAGAAGTGTTGAGCTCACAGATGAAATGATGGATTCACTAATGGAGTTATCTTTAGGTGATTATGAGGAATATGTTTTACAATGGTTAATTGATAGTCAATGGGTTAATTTGGTTAACCTAAATATGAGTGAAAAATCTGTAGCAAGAGCACTTGTGACAAGGACTATGGATTTTGAACAACAATTTGCATATTCATATTCAAAAATTGTAGGACTACAAACTATGGGTCCGTGGGTACTTAAAAAAGATTATTTTATTCTGAGTGCTAATACCCAGAATTATGAGATACCTGCTGGTAGAGAGGTAAACGAACTTTTATGGTTCTCTAACCAACCATGGACAGCCTTTGGATTAGGTGGAATTGGTGGGTTCGGATTTGGTGGAATTGGTTTAGGTGCGACTGAAGCCGGTTACGCTCAAATGGGATATCAAGGTTCTTATTTCATGATGTCAGGTTTTGACTATTTGATTAGAATGCAAGAAGCAAACATTTTGAATAGAATACTTGGTGGTTCGCTTACATATAGAATTACAGGTTTACCTGACGGTAAGAAAAACATCTTTCTATACAACACACCAGGAGGAAGATTTGATTGGATGAATTACAGTCAATATGTTGGTAGAGCAGTATGGTATTGGTATTATGATGTAGGGCCTGACGACAGAGCTTCATGTTTAAAGGCAAACCCTGACATTATCAAGTTACCAACGGACGTACCTATCGAAGATTTAAGTTGGGAGGATTTAAACGTTCCAGGACAACAATGGGTTAGGAGATGGTTCACCGCTTATTGTAAAGAAACATTATCAAGAGTACGTGGTAAGTTTTCAGGTAATTTGAAGACACCTGACTCCGAATTGCAGATGGATTATCAGAGTTTATCAACTGAAGCAAAAGACGAAAAAACAAAACTAATAGAAGAACTTACCGGTGCTGAAGGATGGTTAACAAGATTGAGACCTGAAAAAGTAATGGAGAGGGAAGCTTTGATTGCAGAAAATCTGAACAAACAAATGAAATTCAGAGCAATGCCGAGACAAATTTATGTAATTTAATATGGGAATAGTTAAATCAATACCTTCAAGAAGAATTATAAACGGAATACAGATTAATACATCTGAGATTTCCGTCGTATCGGAAAAAGAATACCGTACAAGCGGTGAAGCCTGTATTGTGGTAAGAGGAGTTGCCAGTTCAAAGGTTACTTTGGATTCATCAACCTCAGACCACATTGTAGTAAAATCAATGACTCGTCTGACTATTGTACCTGATGCAGGTTTAATAGATGAAGAATACGATGAAATAGAAATGGATAAATTTGCCTGTGTTGAGTTTAGATACGTTGGGGGTAACTGGTATATCCTTTCATCAGACGGACTTAAACAATCCTAATTTTTCTTCCCACCCTTCTTCCGCCAACTGATACATGTAATCAGGACTTAGACCTCTTTTTTTCCAATACTCAAGTTCTAATTCTGTTATATCTAACACATCCTCTTGCAACTTGTCTTGGTCACCTTCTTCAAAAGGCATACCATTAATTAACTCACATTGTTCATTAGTGAATATTCCTCTTTCTGCCGGGTCTGATACTAACAACAAGTCACGTACATCTTGTTTGAACACGACTAACAAAGGCTCAATTCTTTTGTTAAACGTAACAATTGCTCTCGGTACGTTATATTCACCTGTCATGTTGGGATTGGTTTCCAATATATTAGCATCCAACATATAACAGTTTACAACAACTCCTTCATTAATTTCTTTCGCCTTTGGATTATCAAACTTTTGTAATTGATTATAATCTTTTATTTGCTTAGCAGTCATTTTCTGTACGTCACCTTGAGAAGCCTTTTTACCGTTATTTACGTACATAATAACATCACCTAAGTTAACACTTAAGTTTTGTTGAATTGCAAGTTCCATGTGTGCCATACGAGACATAGAATTACCTGCCTTGGTTTTTTGGGTTAACCTTTTTTTATAGTCATCCAAGGTGAGTTTTACTTTCGCCCTTTGTGCAATCTGTGATAAAGGTATTTGTTGGTCGAATATTTTTTGAAGGTACTCGTAATAATATTCTATGAATTCCTTACCCTCTCCTTTCAATAAAAGTTTAATTCCCTTATCTAAAAAAGTTTCAATATATAATGGAAGTTTCTTAGATTTTATAGAATTGCCAGTCAATTTTATCTTTCCTTTAGCGTCCATAACCGCGTAATTTTTTCTGGCAAGATTTATACATGATGGCCAAACACCATCAGTGTCAAGCGCCATTTCACCTCTCATGAATATATCATTGTACTCTGCAACATCAGCATCAGGTCCCGTATATTCTTTACCCACCTTAACTTTCCAGTTCAAACCACGACCAATATATTTTCTTTCATCAACACCTTCTGGACTTGAGAAGTTCACGCCATCCGTATCCATAACCAAAGGAGTATAACCCTTACTCATAAAGTACTTAATCATCTGACGTAGGTATTGACGACCAGTACATGTAATTTGCTCACCCATGTACATGTCCCCCCACGCATAGACCTGAGGTGCCGACAACGCACCGAACATTGAGTTAATAAAAATCTTAATCGGTAATTGTTTATTGGAGTATGATGATGAAAGGGATGGGTCTGTCTTTTCGTACTGCTCCGCCAACTGTTTATATTTAATACGAGTATCACGGAAATATTTTAACATTCCTTTCATTGCTCCAGTCACATCACAATCAGGAAAAACATCATGTACAAGTTGAATAGAGGGGTATAGAGACGAGAAGTCGAGTTTAAGTACATTCTTACTATAACCTACCTTTAGTAGTCGAGAAAGACCTCCTACGAAGTCAGTTTTGTCTTGTTTAGCTGGAATGGCAAGTCCGTGTTTGTATGACCATGCAAGCATCAACATCTTCCAAAGAGTTGCAGTACCCATAGTGGAAACTCTCTCATAAGTTGTAGGAATCATTGCTGCTAGCAAAAATGAACCCTGATTAAACTCCTTATCGACAGCTAAAGTTTCCTCCAAGTCATCGTCAAGATATCTCTCAACTAAGTTATCACCAGTTGTTTTTATATAGACATCATCCCTTTTTTCGCAAACCAAATCCACTTTTGAATCCTGTCCAACCTTTTTATATTTTCCATTTTGTATATTCAACCAATATTCTTCTTTGTTTGCATACATCTTACCAATGTCTGTATGGTCGATGTATACACGGTCAGGTGCTTCTTTACCTATAAAAGTGGTGATATATTTAAGACCCGCAGATTTAATGTTGGAATTAATTGCTTGAGCCCTACGAACCGCATGAATAATATCGATAGTATTATACCCCCAAATAGAGGTTTGTGTAAATTCTTCAACTTCGTTGGCAAGTTTTAGAATGGTTTCTTTTCTTGTATATGAATGTTGTGGATGTAAGGATTTTACAGTTTTTCTCATATCAATACCCAATCGTTGAGCACGTTCAAAAATCCAATGCCAGTCGAAGTTCGCTGAGTTATAACCACCGATAATTGATGGTTTGAGTTGGTCAATCACATTAAGGAATTCTATGATGGCACCTTTTTCTTGGTCCTCATTCAAACACTCAATAACTCTATGATATCCTTTATTTGTCTTAATTCCAATCATAAAGATTCTACCATCTTTGGGGTCAAGAGCATTTGTTTCCAAGTCAAATACTAATCTTGTGACATCATCATAATCAGTAAATCCTTTGAATAATCTTTTCTCCTTTGCAATAAGATATTGTTCTACGGGCGGAAGAATTGAAATCTTGTCTTTCATTTTATCCCCCCATGGGTCACAGCCACCGTCTCTGAAAAATTGGATTAATTCTCTGTACCCTTTTAAGGATTTAACCATGAAAGTTAAACCTTTCTGTAATCTCTCGTTACCCTTGGTTTCCAATTTCTCGATAACAATTCCATACTTTGTCATGGCCTCTTTTTGAGCCATCTTAGAATCATTGTAGAAATTAAGACCCCTTAGGTCACCAACCCAAGCAAATGGGATAAATGTATCTTTTCTTATTTCTTTACCCTTACCAGGTATTTCTTTGATTTTGTAAATTGAGTTTGATACGTAGTCAAATTCGATTGCAACTATAAACTCTTCAGGGTCGTTTCCATGAAGAAACGATTCGATTTCTTGATAACTATTCATATGTATTTCCGAGTGGTTGATTGGCTTTCACACAATTGTGAAGTTTACCTTACTCATTCGTAAATAAATATAAAAAAAGCCGACGTATAATCAAATTAGCAACAAGCAGTTTCAGAAATAAAACTATCTTGGACATTAATATAAAGTTCTTCACGGATTGGTAGAATCAAGTTTCCTTCATCATTCTTGATTAAAAATTGTCCTTGGTATCTACCTACAGTATCGGTATTCCTCGAAGTAAATTTATAGTAAATATAGTACTCAGTGGGAGCACCTAGTTCAAGATTTGTTAGTGCAACTATTTCACAAGGTGCAGAAACAATTTTCGGAACACCGGTATAATAATCAACCATAGTAAAATATATTGTCGATACTTCGAGTGATTCCATGAATGCAATATAGTCGGACCTACCATCCTGTACCACTTGCATTTTTAATATTGGTAACGTAGCATTCTTTTTGATGAAAAATTCCATAACAATAAATATATTGTTATGACTCTTTACGAAGCGACCTATCGTAATGTTCGAATCTATCGTGTTCGGTAGGGGTAATTAAAAGTAAACCAGAAAATAATTCTCCCTTTTTAACGAGTTGGTACATATAACTCATCCAAGTTTGTTCAAACGGATGTGCCCAAGTTGTATCCAAAAACATTTTCTTACTTCCTGGTTTGGTTACAACTTGTGGCCAGTTACAATAATAAACCTCACCTGTTGCATAAGGTATTTGTTTGTGAGACAAAATCTTATTGAACTCTGTTTTAGGAGCGTTCGGGTCTAACCCAATTTGAGGTAATCTAGGTTTACCTGGCCAAAACTTAGACCTTACATCTTGTGGTACATTATACCAAGACCATTGAGTCCCATTATCACCGAAAAATTCTGAGTAGTTTAATTTTAAAAAATCAAAATTTTCTTTTTTACTGATTTCCAAAGATTTTTGATATATGTTTTTGACATACCTATTGAATCCGTTTCTACAAATGGTTTCTTTTCCGTTATAAAAAAACATATCGTCTTCGAAAAAGAACATAAAATCATGCCCTGTGTTTTCAAAATGTTCGGCAATCCACTGTCTTCCCCCACAAATCCCTAAATTATCTTTTTTAATATGTTCAAAACCATGTTCATCACAAAGTTTCTGATATTCATCGAAAGTTGAATCATCAGTTGAATTATTTAAAAGATATTTTTTTGGTTTATTTAGAAAATCTGAATCATAATCTTGCATTGATTGAATCAAGGTACGGAATTGATTTGGACTGTTAAAAGTTATTACGTAAACACCGACGTTGTTTAAATCCAAGTTATTGTTCGAATTTACAACCGTCTCTGATTTAGTAATCAAATTATCATTTTTCAAATCTTCGAAAAACTTTCCTATTAAACCATTACCCTCAATTTCAAAGTAATTTATAATGTCAGAATGTTTATAACACATTATTGAAAATATAGATTCTTCAGTTCCCATATAACCCTCGTCCAAAGTTGTTTTCAAAAGGCCGTAATAGATTCCATTTATCTCACCAATAGTATCTTTTGGCCCTCCAAAAAAACCCCCACGAGCAACTTTATTTACTTTTGCTCCCGCTAGTTCATTTAACCTATTATATTCAAAACCGTGAATTTCCTTTTCTGCACCATATGGGAAACAAATAAACGAAAACTTGGAGATATATTTTTCTAATTTATCTAAAACTTTATCATGAGTAAAATAACCAGGGTGTACTGTATTTGTTAAACCACCATCAATCCAAAACATGTATTGTGAATTGAATTTGTCCATAATCTTAGCGTCGTGAAGTAAAAAAACTTTAGACATTACTAAGGGGTTATACATCTCTAGTTTCGCTTGTGTAGAATCCTTTAACCACCCAACTTGATTGGTCCACTCTGTATCAGTTCTTATTTTTTGAATTTGATTATAAAATTCATTTTTGAACCACGACAAAGGACGATTAATGAACTGAGTGTTTGATTTACTTCTTTTTTTAAAAACAAACTCTTCGAGTTCTTCTTCTCCAAAAATTATCAAATTAGCATCAACGTCTAATAGCTTATCAAACTTTTCTAAATAATGAGAAAATGGTCTTGCCCATCCTTCAGACAATCCATCCCTCCCTATATTCCAAATTCCCGTAACTAAAGTTATATTACTCATATATTCTATTGAATTCTTCTAATATTCTATAAAAACTTTTATTTTCTTCAAACAATTTAGGATTTGTTCCTGGCGGACAATTGTCAGGACACCACCAAATGTCAAAATGTTTTCTAACAAAAAGGTCTGGGTCGTTATGCCACATTACAGTCATGAGAACTTCTTCGTGATGTACCCTTTCTTCAGGAGTAATCTTGTACGCATAATCTTCGAATAAAGTTACAACATCATCCCACAAATCTTTATGACCACCAAAGAGACCACCTATAACATGAATCTTTCTTTGATAATTTTTATACCATTTTGGGTTAACTGTACCTGACCAATAATTTCTATCGTTATCCTTTCCTAATATAAGAAACTTTCCTTCAGTGTCTTCGACTAAATTTTTAAGAAAATCATTGTTGAATAAATTACTTTCGTAGTATTTTCCTTGTGGATGGTCACTTCCTACTAAGTACTTATTAGGTATAAGTCCGCAATGTGATAAACCAGCATCAATCCAAAAATAATAATCGTAGGATTTATCCTCTAACCACCACCAACCAAACTTGGACCATTGAATTTCAATACATCTGTCCCCTGTTTTTGCGCTTTCATAATCTTTATATTTCAATAATAATTCTTGATATTTTGTTTGACGTAAATCAAAAACTTTGAATTCTAATTTTTGTGGTGAAACTCCGTGAGATTCATAAAAAAACCTTTGTAATCTTTCTATTTCTCTGTCAGAAGTATAACAAAGAAAATCTGCGTCGGTCATTTTCAAAAGTGATAATAAACTGTATTGATAATGGCCTCCTCTTGATGGTCTTCCTCCAATTTCAGTCCCCGATAAATCACTATAAATGCAAGTAATAAATTTAACTTTCATATGTGTATTCTATATGTTGATTTGATTTTTTTAATTGAGACATACTGTTAAAATCATAACAATTATTTGGAACTTTAACTGGTGAATACAAATTCCAATTATATGTCTGTGCATAGTAATTATTATAGTTACCACCTGAAACATCAGACCAACCTGATTGTTGTGGTCCAATTGGTAGTATTGGACAATAACTTTGATGCTTTGACATTATTTCTCTATAAATGTAATCATCGATGGCATAATAACCTTCTTTCCAAGGTTCGGTCATTTCCAGAACTCTATCATAGATTGAATGATGGTACATAATCATATTTGTGGCAAAAATACCACGTTCATGTTCTTTAGCGGGTGGTAAATTTGTTAGGTCTATCAATAAAGGATATTTTTCACTTCTGTTGACAGGTCTAGCAAGTGTTGGAGCAAGGTTAAAAACACCCCACTCAAACTCACCGATTTCTTCAATTTGTTTAATCAAAGATTTAGCATAAGGCATTATTACACAATCGTCTTCTATTACTAAAATACTTTCATACCCTTTTTCTTTTGCTTCTTTGATTAAAGTGGTATGTGAACGAGTACACCCAACATGACTGTTTGTATCAACCGCTCTAAAATGTTCGTAATCCCAACCAATGTATTCCATTTCTTTAACAATGGATTCTAATCTGTCGGGTCTTCTTTCAAGATTTACTACGAACTTTGGTATTGAATTGAATTTCATTAACTTACGTGATTGTGGTTTAGTTGTCCTGTAATTCTATCACACCACCCTTTAGATTCGGAGTGTGGCCAAACCACCCAATACTTTGGTAAAACATCCGTTTGAAACTCTCTCCATATTTTACAATATTTATCAGGGTCTCTGAAGTATCCAGCAATTTCATTTTTATCAGAATCTTTCCTATATATAGTTTCATCATTTGGACCATGGAATGCTACCACCCAAAAGTCATAATCCTTTTCAGGTACTTGAGAATATCCAATATCAATACAATGTTTGTAAACGGAGGCAAAATCTTTTTTCCAATCCTCTTCTGTTTCGTAATTGTAAGGGTTAGGAGGATAATTTTTATCCAAAGTATATTTTTGAACCGCTCTTTTTTCAAATAATAACCCAGAGTACTTTTCATAATCTCTTAAAGTTCTTACAGAACCAAACCCATAAGGACCGTCATGGCCTTCTTGAGTTTCTCCATCCATACCAAAGAGTTTTCTATTTGTTAAATGTGAATGTTTGTTTTTGTCACCCCAAGTTCTATCATCGTCCCACTGTTTTGTTCTACCCTTACGTGTATACTCATGATATACCACAGGTATGTGTGGATGGAATAAATCATATCCCCAAGTGTAAGCCCTTGCCGCAATTGATATTTCTTCACCGTGGAAATAATATTCAGGATTGTGTTGAACTTCTTTTGAAAACTCTCCCAAGGTAAAACAGAAGTGTGCGGAATAAAACCTAGCAGTAACAGGTTTTGTCATTTCTCTCCAGCCTGGAATTGTTTCAGGTAAGAAAAACACTGCACCTTCAGGAATAAATCTATCAAAAACCATTCTCCACGCATCCTGTGCTCTTCCCGCAGGGTCATTATCAGGGTCAAAGGAGGGTACATAACCCGTAAGTAGAGGTTTTTTATACCCATCCTTTTGAAGACCCTTTATCATTTTGATTAGGATGTCGTCCCAATCTTTTACAAATCTCATATGTGAATCAATTTGTAGTGTATAACTTTCACCACTATATAGTTGTTGAACTTGATGTCTCGCCCAACAAACTCCTTTGGCTTCCTGATATGGTATATCTAAAATTTTAAATCTTTTATCTTTTCTGAACTCGTCTAAATTATCAAAACCGTCGGTTTCGGAATATTGTCTTGCAATACCTAAAACCAAGTTTTTTGGTTTTTTTGCATTTTCCAACATATTTTTTATGGTTGTTAGAAGTTGTGGGTCACGATAAGATGCAATCTGAACAAATATTTTCATTGAATGTATTTTGTATGAAAAATAAAAAACCCTCCACGAAAGTAGAGGGTTATTAATTTTATTGATAAAAGTTTTTTTTATGATTCGGGCGGAAAAACTCCTTCGTCTGTTAATACTATGGATGTATCAAAAGCTTCTGCCACTGTGTAAGTACCATCTATTAACCAAATTGTTTTAGTTTGGTCTGAAGATAAGGGCACTTGATATTCCCAAAGAGCATCATCACATCTTTGATAACTGAAATTAACTTCAGTTTCTCCTGTGTTCGTTAAAATATATTTACTACATGCCATAATTTGTGTTTTTTAATAAATAGTTGTTTGTCATAAAAAATTATGATGGTGTTGGTGTAGAAGTTGGTGTTTCAGTAGGAGTAGATGTTAAAGTTTCAGTTGGTGTGGAAGTTGGTGTTTCAGTAGGAGTTGGTGTCTCAGTTTCAGTAGGAGTAGATGTTAAAGTTTCGGTAGGTGTAGAAGTTGGTGTTTCAGTAGGAGTAGATGTTAAAGTTTCGGTAGGTGTAGAAGTTGGTGTTTCAGTAGGAGTGGATGTTAAAGTTTCAGTTGGGGTAGGAGTTGGTGTCTCAGTTTCAGTAGGAGTAGATGTTAAAGTTTCAGTAGGTGTAGAAGTTGGTGTTTCAGTAGGAGTTGTGGTTGGTGTAGAAGTCGGCGTTGGAGTCACCTCACATAACTCAATTGAATCGATATATCCTGTTCCTCCTGTTATCACATATACATTTGTTCCATCTGAATAATATCCATCTGATGCATAAAACGCAGGGTCTGCAGCATAATCAGTGTAAATATGGTCTCCAACTATCAAAGATTCGCCAGGTATTTGATAATAATCAGTTGCGATATTAGTACAAGCCTCGTTAGGGTCTGTAAAACTATAACCCAAAGGTACTATTGTTGGATTGTGTAACGATGGGTCTGTGCAAGTCCCTATATAGCTTATAGAACCGTCACCTGAAAGTACAATTGCGCTATCGTAGTTACCACAATAGATTGCACTCCAAGATGGAACACCATTCATTTGAATTGTGTTACCCGAACAATCTAAAAATTCAAATAAAGGTGCTGCTGGTCCATTATATGAAAAAGATATTTCCGAACAACTCTCAACTATATCTGTTGGAGTAGGTGTATTTGTTGGGGTTTGTGTTGCAGTTTCAGAAGGTGTAACCGTTGGTGTTGATGTAGGTGTTTCAGTTGGTGTTGATGTAGGTGTTTCTGTCATTGTTGGTGTTGGAGTTGGTGTAGGTCCACAATTTCCATAAGTAACAATTGTTGCTCCTGTGACACAACCAACTCCACATCCACCGTTCAAATAATATATAACATTATCTTCTACATAATAACCAATTGGGTCACCTGTGTTAGGCCCAACTAGGTCAGTCCATGCTAATGTAGAATTTGCAAAACTTGTTCCATTAACAAATATTGACGCCACTTGTTGACAATCACAGGCTTCTTGAGCTGTATTTTCGTTATGACAAATATTAAACAATTGTGTTCTCACAACATTTGTTGGTGTTGGAGTTTGTGTGGGAGTGGAAGTTGGAGTTTCAGTGTTAGTTGGTGTTGATGTAATTGTCGGAGTTTGGGTATTACTTGGAGTTATAGAAGGGGTTGGGGTGTTAGATGGTGTTGGAGTTGGGGTGACAGAAGACGGTGTTGGTGATGGTTCTGCCGGTGGAAACTCACCTTCGTCAACCAACGAAACTGAAAATTCAAATGATTCTGAAATTTGATACGTACCATCAATAACCCATATTGTTTTAGTTTGTCCTATAGATAGAGGTACCTGATATACCCAAAGAGCATCGGAACACCTTTGATAATTAAAATTAATTTCTGTACTACCGGTATTTGTTAAAATGAATTTACTACAAGACATCTTTTTTTTATTAATAAATACAACCAAAAACAAAAAAAAGTTTACTAAATATATTAAAGATTGAACGGGTGACCTATTGTTACAGGTCGAGGTAATTTAATATCACCGAAAGATAAATAACCTTGCCATTCATTTTCAGGACCACCAGAGTCAATTTCAACACGAACAGTAAAGTTATTCGGGCCCCACGCACTCAAATCGAACTCAGCTTGAAATCCACCAGCAGCACTTGGAAATGTTAATAAACAGTCGTATCTAATTGTTGTATCTATTTCGGATGTTGCAGTACCATTTTCATCAAAAACAGACATTGATTGTCTTGTAGCTGTTCCAGTACCTGTCCCTAAAGCCATTCTATCTGGTGTTGTTGATGTACCTGCAGCACTTTGAGTTCTTAATGCTCCCATACTTGAAACTCCTCTCAAATAAAAAGGTAATCCCGTAATTGCTGCCGTACGTCCTGAATCTTGTCTTATGGTGTAAGACCCCACTTGCCATCCTCCTCCTTTTATTGCCATGTAAATATATCTTCTATTTGTAGTTCCTCTTGCAATCCAGTTTAATGTAAAAAGGTCTGTACCAAATGCCGTCAATTGAGCTCTAGCATTAGGATTTCCTCCTGCGACAACAATCATAGCTAAACATTCTCCTGCTCTTGAGTATCCTACTGTATCCATTGTTGCTGAACCATCATCTGAGTTGCCCAAAACTACAATATTATTAGCCGTAGCAGTTCCACTTGCAAATCCGACACAAAAACCAGAATCGTTTGCTTGACCAGTATTTAGAGCTGCTGTGGATTGAACTCCCGCAATCATGACAACTTGGTCATTTGTTATCACGGAACTGAATCCTGTTGCTGTGTAGTTTTGGTTACCTGTCGCTGCTGGCTCCGCAATATCTCCTATTGTCACATATGCAATATCATCACCACCCCAAACCTCATAAAAAATTGTTAAGTTAGCAGGTGTTGCATCATCTACTATTAAAGTGAATCCATCACTATCAAAACTACTCACATCTAATTTTCCATCAATTGTACCCGTACCATTTACCGTAATGACTACACAATCATTAGCAGCAACAGAACCACAATCAGAATCTGCAACGTTATCGGCACTAAATGTCCCTACGGAACGTCTTACTGTTGCCGATGATGCAAATCCAATACCTCTTCTTTCAGACACTGCTTGAGATGCGAGAGCTGTTGGTGAGTTGGATTGAATGCCCATCCAATAAAATCTTATTGCACGCGGAGGAAAACCAAGACCTGAAATTACTTTTGTTGAATTTAACGCGTCTGTAGTTAACCACTGAATTGAACCGAAATTGAAAAGTAATGACATATTATACTCTTGTATAAGTTATTCTTATTGATAATAATTCTGCCGTTGCAGCTAATGTGTCGCCAGCAGCTGCCGGATTCCTATATGCTCTGAATTGAACAAAGTTACCTGCGGCTGGTGTTCCTCCTATTGTAATTGCGGCAGTTGCCGAGGATATGTTTACATCATCATTTGCTTGGTTGGCGTCTGTAACTTCTTGAGCAGTACCAAAAGCTTGGTCTAACACATCACCATCAGCATAAGCCCGCGCCTGCAATCCCCAAACTACAGAGTTTGTTGATACATTACCTGCTACCCAATAAAATACTGCAGTTATTGTCCCACCATTATAATCTGAAGGCATCGGTAACGACCAGTTGGCGTATGTTGTTGTTGCACCATCCAAAAATCCTAAGTAGTAAAAATTGACTTGGTTGGTTGTTGTCTGTGTTAAAGTTGGTGGTTGACATCCGTTTGTCAAAGAAGGCCATCCACCCGCACCTGTCAAAATAATTTGTCCTGTCGGAGGAGGTCCTTGAGCTCCTTGAGCCCCTTGAGGTCCTTGTGGTCCTATCGCGCCTTGTGCACCTATCGCACCCTGAGCACCTATTGCTCCTTGAGCACCTGTGGCACCTTGAGGACCTACCGCACCTTGTTCACCTGTTGCACCTTGTGGCCCAACTGCTCCTTGGGCTCCTATTGCTCCTTGAGCACCTGTGGCCCCTTGAGGTCCCTGTGGCCCTACCGCACCTTGTGCTCCTGTTGCACCTTGTGGACCAACTGCTCCTTGGGCTCCTATTGCTCCTTGAGCACCTGTGGCACCTTGAGGACCTACCGCACCTTGTGCTCCTGTTGCACCTTGTGCTCCTGTTGGACCTTGTGGCCCTACCGCACCTTGTGCACCTGTTGCTCCTTGAGCACCTGTTGCTCCTTGAGCACCTGTTGGTCCTTGTGGCCCTACCGCACCTTGAGCACCTGTTGGACCTTGTGGCCCTACCGCACCTTGAGCTCCTTGTGGACCTACTGCTCCTTGAGCACCTTGAGGTCCTTGCGGCCCTACTGCACCTTGGGCTCCTGTTGCTCCTTGTGGTCCTACTGCACCTTGAGCACCTGTGGCTCCTTGAGGACCTACCGCACCTTGAGCTCCTTGTGGACCTTGTGGTCCTACTGCTCCTTGAGCACCTTGAGGTCCTTGCGGCCCTACTGCACCTTGGGCTCCTGTTGCTCCTTGAGCACCTGTTGGTCCTTGTGGTCCTACTGCACCTTGAGCTCCTGTGGCTCCTTGAGGACCTACCGCACCTTGAGCTCCTGTGGCACCTTGTGGCCCAACTGCTCCTTGTGCTCCTGTTGCACCTTGTGGCCCAACTGCTCCTTGAGCACCTGTGGCACCTTGAGGACCTACCGCACCTTGTGCTCCTGTTGCACCTTGTGCTCCTGTTGGACCTTGTGGACCTAATGCTCCAGATGTTCCACTTGTACCTGAACTACCAGCGGCACCTTGTGCTCCTTGAGGTCCTGTTGCTCCCTGTGCACCTGTTGGACCTTGTGGTCCTACCGCACCTTGAGCTCCTTGTGGACCTTGTGGTCCTACCGCACCTTGAGCTCCTTGTGGACCTTGTGGTCCTACCGCGCCTTGTGCACCTGTTGGACCTTGTGGACCTACCGCGCCTTGTGCACCTGTTGGACCTTGTGGACCTAATGCACCAGATGTTCCACTTGTACCTGAACTGCCAGCGGCACCTTGTGCACCTTGAGGTCCTACTGCACCTTGTGCTCCTGTTGCACCTTGTGCTCCTGTTGGACCTTGTGGACCTACGGCACCTTGTGCTCCAGTAGCACCTTGTGCACCTTGAGGTCCTACTGCACCTTGTGCTCCTGTTGCACCTTGTGCTCCTGTTGGACCTTGTGGACCTACGGCACCTTGTGCGCCAGTAGCTCCTTGGGCTCCTTGAGGACCTTGTGGTCCTTGTGGACCTACCGCGCCTTGTGCACCTGTTGGACCTTGTGGACCTACCGCACCTTGTGCACCTTGAGGTCCTTGTGGGCCTAATGCACCAGATGTTCCACTTGTACCTGAACTGCCAGCGGCACCTTGTGCACCTTGAGGTCCTACTGCTCCTTGGGCTCCCTGAGGTCCTTGTGGACCTACCGCTCCTTGTGCTCCTGTTGCTCCTTGTGCTCCCTGAGGTCCTTGTGGACCTACCGCTCCTTGTGCTCCCTGAGGTCCTTGTGGACCTACCGTACCTTGTGCTCCTGTTGCTCCTTGGGCACCTGTTGGACCTTGTGGCCCTACTGCTCCTTGTGCACCTTGAGGACCTAATGCTCCAGATGTTCCACTTGTACCTGAACTACCAGCGGCACCTTGTGCTCCTTGAGGTCCTGTTGCTCCCTGTGCACCTGTAGCTCCTTGGGCTCCTTGAGGTCCTGTTGCACCTTGTGCTCCCGTTGCTCCTTGTGCTCCTTGAGGTCCTGTTGCTCCCTGTGCACCTGTCGCTCCTTGGGCTCCTTGAGGTCCTGTTGCACCTTGTGCTCCCGTTGCTCCTTGGGCTCCTTGAGGTCCTGTTGCACCTTGTGCTCCCGTTGCTCCTTGTGCTCCTTGAGGTCCTAAAGCTCCTGATGTTCCTGACGAACCAGTTCTTCCTGAAGAACCTGATGTACCACTTGTTCCTGTTGTACCGCTAGTACCACTAGTACCGCTAGTACCTGTTGTTCCTGATGAGCCAGATGTTCCACTTGTACCTGAACTACCAGAAGCTCCTTGCGCTCCCTGAGGTCCTGTTGCACCTTGTGCTCCCTGAGGTCCTGTAGCGCCTTGGGCTCCTTGTGGACCTAATGCTCCAGATGTTCCGCTTGTTCCTGAAGTACCAGCAGCACCTTGTGCTCCCTGAGGTCCTTGTGGACCTACCGCACCTTGTGCTCCCTGAGGTCCTTGTGGGCCTAATGCTCCAGATGTTCCACTAGTTCCTGTAGTACCGCTAGTACCTGTTGTTCCTGAAGAACCAGATGTTCCACTTGTTCCTGTAGTACCACTAGTACCTGTTGTTCCTGAAGAGCCAGATGTTCCGCTAGTTCCTGTAGTACCACTAGTACCTGTTGTTCCTGAAGAGCCAGATGTTCCGCTAGTTCCTGTAGTACCGCTAGTACCTGATGTTCCTGACGAACCAGTTCTTCCTGAAGAACCAGATGTACCACTAGTTCCTGTAGTACCGCTAGTACCTGTTGTTCCTGAAGAACCAGATGTTCCACTTGTTCCTGTAGTACCGCTAGTACCTGTTGTTCCTGAAGAACCAGATGTTCCACTTGTTCCTGTAGTACCACTAGTACCTGTTGTTCCTGAAGAGCCAGATGTTCCGCTAGTTCCTGTAGTACCGCTAGTACCTGATGTTCCTGACGAACCAGTTCTTCCTGAAGAGCCAGATGTTCCGCTAGTTCCTGTAGTACCGCTAGTACCTGTTGTTCCTGAAGAACCAGATGTTCCGCTAGTTCCTGTAGTACCACTAGTACCTGTTGTTCCTGAAGAGCCAGATGTTCCGCTAGTTCCTGTAGTACCACTAGTACCTGTTGTTCCTGAAGAACCAGATGTTCCGCTAGTTCCTGTAGTACCACTAGTACCTGTTGTTCCTGAAGAGCCAGATGTTCCGCTAGTTCCTGTAGTACCACTAGTACCTGTTGTTCCTGAAGAGCCAGATGTTCCGCTAGTACCTG